GGTCATTAAAACTATCCTTATCCGAACAAACATAGACATCAAAATTTTTTAATTTATTGATAAACTTCAAATCATCATCACACAACCAAGCCTCAGATAGAGTTACAATTTTAGCAATTTTACATTCATCACATGAATCCAATTCGAATACATGAGTTGCAAAATAATCGGTATTGACAAAAAACTCCTTAACACTGCTTAAATATTCATCACTGCATGGATAGAATTCCAGTTTTTCAAGTTTAATGTCATCATTAGGCAGCAATGATATCTCATATGCTGCATCTTTAAAATCGTACATTTCGCGATCAAATTTTTCTGTATGATAGTCAAATATTCCTGCATAGTTATTAGCAATAAATTTCAGCTTTTCACCATCACCGAAAATTACAATATTTTTAGAACCAGTTTTCTTGAAAATATCTTTGGCAATTGCTAAGAATTTATATAAAAACGGTTCATAAGACTTTTTAATTAACATTTTTAATTTCCCTTTCATAATAAAATTCTTTTTTTAATAGGTTTTCTTTGATATAAGGAGCTTTTAGTCATAATAGGTAAACACTTATTACTCTTATAGTTAAAAACTCCTTAAAATCAAAATTTTACTTATTTTTAAAACTGTATATCATCTTCCATGATGTCGTATGTATTCACATCTTCCATAAAATCACTCGGACCTGACGATCCATTATGAAAATAATTATCGTTGGCCATTTGCTGAACCTTTTGAGTATCCATAGGTGCCTCGTTTTGATTTCTAGTATCAAGGAACTGCACGCTATCGCATCTAACCTCAACAACAAATACTGTTTTACCGTCTTTATCATCGTATGTTCGGGTTTGAATTTTTCCTTCAACACCGACTAAGCTTCCCTTAGAACAGTATCTTTCAACATTTTCAGCAGGTTTGCGCCATACAACACAATTAATAAAATCTGCTTGTCGCTGACCGTCTCCGCTTGTAAAATTACGATTTACCGCTAAAGTAAACGAGGTAACCGCGTCGCCTTGTTGAGTTCTTCTAAGTTCAGGATTTCTAGTCATTCGTCCAACAAGGACCACCCTATTAATCATTTTGTAGCCTCTTTTCCAAACGTGCGATTTTTAAGTCCATAGCATTTATTAATTCTTCGTCATAGATTCCATAAATCAATTTAATTTGAGTCATCATGATATATACATCCGCAAGTTCTTCTACAATCTGATGATAATTAGAAGCTCCTCGTTTTGATTTAATAATTTCTTTTGTGAGTTCGGCCATTTCTTCGACTGCAACATCTAGCTGTGCCTGTTTCCCATATTTACAAATTGCTTTTTTTAACACCGGTATAGGATCTTTGTATTGACTGTTACTTTCGTTAAATGAGCTATTACAAATATTTTCAAATTTTTCATTTATTGCTTTATCTAATATTTTTAAAAGTTCTTCGAGTTCATTATCTCTTTTCATTGTTTTTCTCCTATTTTCCCAAAATACTACTGATGTCAAATAATGATTCACTTTGACCGCTTACTTTTGGAAGTTCACCATTCCATTTATCGATAAATTTTTCTTTTAGAATTTGATCAGTTAACTGTGATGACTTAGCAGCATTTGCTTCAGCTTCGCCCTGTGCTTCAATAATTTTTGTTTCTGCTTCTTTTTGTGCTTTCTGTTTCTTTTGTTCAGCAGTTTCTACCTCTTTTTTTGCTACTGCTTCGTTTTTAATAGCAGTTTCAATTTCATCACCCGCATCGGTATCTTTTAAGACAAGTGCTTTTAATGTAACTCCTTCATTTTCAAATTTTCTGTTTAAAATTTCAGTTGCCTTATTTAAAATTTCTGTACGCTTTTCCCCTAAAACATCGATTACATTGTAATTTGTACATACTTCGTTCAATGCCTCTTGAGAATAGTTAGCAATAATATTTTTATTTAGATTATCTAAACTTTTATAGCCTTTATATACTTTGAATGCATTATCTTTTGACACCTGATATTTAACGTTGATTTCCATTTTTACAAACTGTGCATCTTGAGTTTGCACTGAAACGTTTTTTACAGTTCTTTCCTGAACTGTTGTATCAATTTCATAAACTTTATCCATTGGAGTTATTAAATGTATACCTTCGTCTAATGTCTTATTACTTGTACCATTTAAACGGCTATATTTAACTCCTACTGTGTTTGCAGGAACAATAGCCACAAACAATGTTGATGCCCATACAATAACTGGGATTAATGCTAAAAAATGTTTTTTATTAAATTTAAATCCATACTCATATCCATTTTCTTTTTTATACGTTCCTAACACAAAAAATAAAACTACTGCAATAACTAATAAAATAATCTTTAATAATAAACCCATTTCTATATTTCTCACTTTCATTTTTTTAATATAATCATTTTGCTTTATCTAGCACTTCTAACAGTCCACTAAGCATCTCTATTTCTTTCTGTTTTTTGTCATTTCCAAGTGTTTTGATATTTTCACTTCTTATCGCTTGAATACTTCTCTCGGGTATTCTTTCCATTTGATTAATGTACTGCTGCTTCGCTTGATAACTTCTTTGGAAATTACTTGCAATTACTGTCTGACAAGTTTTTGCATCTGTTTCGAACGCCCATTCATACATTTGTTCGGGAGTAACACATATTTTTATTTCATACGGTAATTTTTCATGTACCCTATGCATATCGTATCCACCATGACATATTGCGTGATAAAGAATATTCCAAGCCTCTTGAGGAGTTATATTTGCTTTTGATACTGTCTGTAGCATTTGCTTAATCTTTCCCACTGTTGGAGCTTTACCATACACATCGGTAGCTATATATGCCTCTACAGCATGCGAAACTTCTTTATAAGACCTGTTACTTAGTTGTCTTAACCAGATTTTTGTAACAACTTCTTGATTGGTTTCATTTATATGTTCAAAATCTTTTGGATACATAGCAGTAAGAATTGCTAATATTTTAGTTGTTTCTTCATAGGTCATATACATCACCCAATTAAATCATTAAGGAACGGATTGTATCCGTATTTAACCGACTTAGTACGAATGTTTTGATTAAGATACCCTTCAAACTTAGATCCGAACAATGTCTCAGGCCTTAAGAATTTTTCATATTCGGTTCCTATCCATTCATTGCACTTTTTATCAATAACTTTTTTAAAATCATCTACCGTGTACTTTTCATTCAGCCTAGCATTAATATGTTTTTTAGCCTTTTCGGCATTTGCACGGTAATTTGTACCAGCTCGTTGATTTAAATAATCAATTATTTCTTTTCGAGCTTTTATGTAATTATCTTTATCTCTTGGATTATTGAATTTTAGATCATCTAATACCAGTTTAAAATTTATACTGTCGTTGCTTCTTAGTAAGTTATACTCATTAAGAATTAATAGCAGTGCTTTAATTTCTTCGTAATCATCATTTTTAAATATCTTCATGCACTCAATTACATTTGTTGTATTACAATCCAACACACATAATCTCATAAACATAAACAATGCTTTATATCCAAGTTCATTATTTATCAACTCTTGTATTTTTGTATTTTCAAAAAATTCCTGATTTAGCAAAATCGTATTTTTACTAAATTTAGCCATTTTTTAATCACCTCACATTTTTGTTTAAAAATCAGCCAAATAATTTCTTAAGAAAATTCTTAAATCGAACTATATATACGTTCTTACCGTTCTTATACGTTCTTATCGTTCTTATATATAAGGATAGGGACGTTATTTTTTAACCGATAATATGTTATTTTTTAACTTATGATAAGTTATTTTTTAACCGATAATATGTTATTTTTTAACTTATATCCTCATCAAAAATAAATTGATAGTTCGAATATTTTGTTACATATATCTTTGTATTATTGTTTTTAGTTGAATAATTTATATAGTTGCCATCTTTTAGGATTTTCATAAATTTATCAACCGTGTTATGCGTTTTCCAGCCTAAATCCCTCATTATTGTAGGGACTGTTGTAGTAAAAGTACCTATTTCACCTTTACTACCACTAAACTTGGCATTGAAGAGGCAGTATGTGAATAAGTGCCATGCTTTAGAATCTTTAAATATAGGATCTTCCATTGCCTTTCTATACAATTTTATGTAACCTTTTGTATCTACCTCTTTTGCCATTTATAATTCTTCCTTACATCTGCATTGGATCAATATCTTCTAACACTGGTTCAGGTTGAGCTTGATTCATAACTTCTTCAACAGTTGGTGCTGTGTTTTCCTCAATAGATTGAGTTTGCTCTTTTTCGACCGCTGCATTATCAATTACGTTTTCATTATCAACATACTCTGGTTGTAAATCTTTTGTAATAACGGCTTGATCGGATTCAACTGCTTTTTGCATTTCGGTACTTAATAAACCATGTTTAGATAATAATTGTCTTAGCATCGTTTTCTTTGCCATCTCATCAAAATTCTTGTACCAGAATGATGAATAAAGCCAATCATTTTCACCATCATAATTTCCAGCCTCATAATCAGCAAACGATACTTTTTTATATGTACCATATTGATTTGTTACAGTGGTTTCGTTTTTAGAAAACGCTTGAGAATATGTATCAGCGTGTTTTAACATTTTTTCTTTTGACCAGTATAATCGCTTAATATATCCATTTTTCATTTCAAAATACGCCATATACCCAACGACTGGCAAATTCTCTCTAATGCCGTCATCTTCTACAAATTCAAATTCGGGTCTACCTGTAAATTTGTTGCGCCCCTTGTATTCTCCCTCTTTAATTTCAATAGCATCAATATCAATATATTCACCAGTTCTAATAGCCAGTTGTAAATATCCTTTGTATCCAAGTTGAAATTGCGCTTCCTTACATTTTCTCTTTCTATTGTTAAATGGAACCATATAGAAATATCCAAGTTGTGGACTAGGTTTTAAATGTAATGACTGCCCTAATAATGCTGCACTAATGATTGTCTGCGGATCACATTCAGCGAGTGCAGGGTTTGTGTTGACTGCACTTGTAATACTTGTAATAAATTCCTGTGAATCAGTCGCACCAACCATTTGATGAATTTTTGTTCTCATTAAATCACTATTGATTAAATTATTAAATCCCTTAATTCCAGTTGACTTTGTTTGATTTTTTGCCACTTTACTTTGCATTGCCATGTTAATTAATCTCCTTTACATTGTATTTACTAACCGTTCCTGTTTCTGGCTCAACTAGCTCTTTTTCAATTATTTTTACTTCATCAAAATCAAATTCTTTACTTTGTTTTAGAAATTCCATGTATCTATTCAACATTTGTAGTGATGCTAAATCTCCTGTAAACTCAAATGTTTTAGTCCATGTTTTACCATTAAATTTTTCAGGTGTTTCTTTAATTTCTGTAACAACATATTTTCCAGTTGTTTTAGCAATAATTTCATCACCACGTTTAAATATCTGTTCATCTTTATTAGGTTCAACTGATGGTTGATGAGCCGCTTCTTGTTGTACTTTTTCAAGTTCCTTTTTATGTTGTGTTTCAAGCTGTACTTTTTGATGTTGTAATTCCTTCTCTGCTTCAGCTTTAAGTGCTTCTTTTTGTGTTTTTAAAGCGTTTATTTCATCTGTAATATTCTTTGTAATATCGCCAAGATTATTACCTACTTGATACTGAAGCTTATATTTTTCACGACTTATTAACTTTTCATCTACCCCCACCATAGCGCATGTATTAATGATAGTACTTTCAATAAGCTCCATATCTTTTTTGTATAGATTTTCCTGATTCATTAGGTCGTTAAACTGAGTTTCAGCCTCGCTTTGAAATTTTTTATTTGAGCATGATGCATTTAGCCATTTTTCATCAAATACAAACTTATTAGCATACTCCCTTGAAATCATTTCTTTTTTTATGAGTACTTCTTTAAGCTGCTCAATAATTTCTTCTCTTTCCTTGCGAAGTTTATCTTTTTTTTCTTGGATATAAACATCAACATCATTTGCAATTTTTTGAGCTGTAGTATTAAGTGCCTCTACAACACTTTTTACTTTGTTCTCGTATGTATTAAACGAATCCATATATACTTTTTTGGAACGTTTTCTTTCATCGTCAATGGCTTTTGCCCATTTTCTTAATTCGGGAACAATTCCCGTGCCTTTAGCAATAAAGCTTTTATAATTTTCTTCTGTAACTACAACATTAGCTTTTGATTGAATAACTGGAATTAATGCAACCAAGCTATCAACGTTGGAATCAATTGTCGCTCCCTCTGGTTTCGTGTTAGTAACAAGTGTTAAGGCTTTTTCGTTCAGCTCGACAATTTCACCTGTGACCGTTGCATTTGCTTCAATAATTTTTTGATCAT